TATGGCTGTTCAAAAACAAATAGCCATAGTGGGCAACGGTCCATCAAGAAGCCTATACACGCCATTCCGTGGTGATGTCTGCTTGTGCAACATTCCACAGATTGATGTTCCCTATGATTACATATCAATGGTTGATGTAAAGGCATTTAAATACATCAAGGATAATGACAGGGTCTTCGAAAGGCCCATACTAACCACCGAAGATACCGCAAGACAGGTAAAGAATTATAATTTAAGGACGGAGATACAACCGTTGTTTAAGGAAAAATTAATGAATTCAGCGGCAACTGCCGCATATCATTTTGCACAGGATTATGATGTCATATGGTTATATGGCTGTGACGCACTATGGAGCGAAAATGTAAGCAGTCACCAGGATGAAATCATACCAAGGCCCTCAAGAGCGCACAATTTGCATTCAAGATGGAGAGAGCATTGGAAAAAGGCATGGGAAACGAACAAGACATTCGTGATAACCTGCCCAAACAATACGGAAACGGTGGATTATGGTAAAAATGTCAAATGGAACAAATCTAAAATCTAAGGTTTGGCGCTACATCAAGCAAAAATTGTCCGTGCCCAACAAAAAAATGGATGGCATGGCAATCTGCCCATTCATAAAACAGTATCTTGACAGCATAACGGTGGTTGAGACCACCGATTGGGAAAGAAAAATCAGCCAGGTGTGTGATGTATTCCATGCGGTTGGCTATGAAGCCATAGTGATATGCGGTCCATGGGAAGATTATGATGAATTGATGGCAATCTGCGATGATTATCAATCAAGATACTATAAGAAAGACATAGAAATACTCCTAATGCACCCCGATACGGAGGATCCACCATTGCCCATGGACTATAACTTCCAGGATTCGCCGCTTGTGATAGTGCAGAGGGCAAGCACACTGAATGATAGCCGCAGATTGCTACAAAAATCAGGCAAATACTATAATTTTTATAAATAAGTATGTTCAGCGAAAACCATAATTGGAGACATAAATGACTATTACCCTTAGACAGGAAACAGACGCAAGAGCCTCTACCAAGGGGACCAGTCTAAATTTCCAAGAACTTGATAACAACTTTATTGATATATTAAACAGAACGGAACTTACCGTAGAAGGTGATTCGGGTTCTGCACAACTTTCCACAGCATCAACAACCGACAGAAGGCTCGTTGTAAATGGCTCTGGTGGATTAACCACTTCCATTACTTCAGATTCAACTGGACAGGCAGTGCTTACTCTTACACAGGGCGCGGCCGTAGTTGATTTGGTTGAAGGTGTATTACCAGGTGCCAACATTGATGTGACTGCTGATTCAACTGGACAGATTACGGTAGCATTGGAAGCCGTGGTTGATGCCGTTGAATTCAAGGATTACAAGGAAACAATTTATAGTCTTGGAACTACTTCAGGAACTATCACTCCAGATGTGGCAAACGGAAACGTTCAAACAATTACCTTAAATGGAAATTTAACCTTTAACGCATTTTCAAACCCCGAAGCAGGACAATCATTGACTCTTATCATTGATACGAATGGAACCAGCAGAACGCTAACAACCACAATGAAAACACCAGACGCAACGGATCCAACAATGTCAGTGACTGACACTATTGATATCTGCACGGTCTTCTATGATGGAACGAATTATTACATGAACTACGTGACCAACTTTGCGTAAGGAGAAGTCATGCCATTAGGATTTTCAAGAAGCATATTTTCAAAACAGGCAGCCGCGGCAGCAGGTCCAAGATCCTCCATTACGGTAAATGGTGATGCACAGGTTGATACCGCAAGGAGCAAATTTGGCGGCGCAAGTTTATTGTTGGACGGAACGGGTGATTGGTTAAAGGCATCACCAAGCACATCAGGAGATTGGGATCTAACAGGAGATTTTACCTGTGAATGTTGGTTTAATTTTGATGCCCAACAGTATCCAAATAACTCAATAATATTATCATCCAAGGAAACAAGCAGTGATAGTTCCTCAGATATAATGTTCATAATCCTAAGAAATGAGGATGTTCCAATGAGGCTACAGGTGCAGGTTGGTAACCAAAGCCTTAACTTCCTTGGCAGTGGATTGATTAGTGCGGATACTTGGATCCATGTTGCGATATCAAGAAGCGGAAGTGGTTCAAACAATGTTGGTATATTCTGTGCTGGACAGAGAATTGGACAGATAACCTATAATGGCACGGTTTCATTTGAGAATTGGGGTATGGGTGCCCTATCATTGGATGGAGCATTACCATTTAATAGAACTGACAGTGGTTGGATTGATGAGGTAAGATTATCAGATACTTCAAGATACGATCCAGCAAGTTCAACCTACATAGAACCAACTGCGGCATTTACTAATGACGCAAATACATTATTATTGTTACACATGAACGGATCAGATGGTAGCACAACATTTGAAGATGATGAGGCTTAAGGAGATATAATTTATGGCATGGCCAAGTGGAACAAAGGCAAGCACTGCAAACGTGGATCAGGGTGGTGACAAGATTAGTCTTGCACGAGCGGACATAAAACAAAACATTGACAATGTCAATGACATAATTGATCACTTAAACATCGCATCACCATCTGATGGAGATGTCCTAAGATACTCAACATCATCAGGCAAGTGGGAACAGGTTGCCGTAAGCACTTTTTCTTCAACCAGTGACATAGTCTTGCTTGGAAATAGGACCTATCTTTCACTTTCAACCACCACACCATTTACCCTTTTGGGTCCTGATACTAATCCAACTACCAGTGGTATAACAGTAACTACGAGTCCAGGATCGGGCATCCATTATTGGACGCACAATACTACTGGAAATTATAGCCTGGTTCTATACCATTATAGCACAACCGCTAATATTTCAACTCCATCTGAATTTGCCTTTTATGATGGTAGCACACTTCAATTTATGAGGCAGGGTGTCGGTGGCACTGGTGCTCCACAGATGGATATAAGAGACCCACGTGGTATTTGTTTTATAAATTATACGGTAACCAGCACAACAGCACAATATGGTTTAAGAGGATATCCTGGAACCTGTGGTGTAAGTCCAAGCATTGAGGTTAAAAACACTTACGCGGTAATACAGCGACATTAACAATTAGCGTAGCATTTAATCCTTTCTCATCTACAATAAATACACTTGTTATAACAAACGCAAGCAAAACCTTATAAGGAGATAATATTATGTCAGCAAGTTCGGACTATGTTGAAAATCGAACACTTGATTTTTGGCTAAAGGCTAATTCACAATCAACAACGGCTCCTGCCGCTGTTTATGTTGCGCTATTCACATCAGATGATAGTGCTGGTGCAACCGGAGATCTATTAGAAGCAGGAACACTCACAAATGAATGCGTGGGTGGCGGCTATGAGCGTGTTCCCGTAACATTTGGAACCATCACAAACGGTGCCGTATCAAATTCAGGAAACCTTACCTGGGCAACTGCAACAGATGGTAATTGGGGCACGATCACACACGTTGCGATCATGGACAATGCAGAAGCAGGTAATGCTGGTGATAGTGCTGGTCAGGGAAATGTGTTATTCTATGGCGCACTTGACACTGCTCGTGAGATTCTGGTTTCAGATACTTTCCAAATTACCGCAGGATCACTTACCGTAACATTGGCTTAACGGTCACTTTTAGGGGGGCACCCAGGTGACTGACTTTGTAAGTGATATCTACGTTGAAAGTGGATACGTAGATAATACTTTTGTAGAGGGCAATTATGTTGATGCTGGTTATGTCACTGGCATAATCAACGGCTCAGCAACTCTCTCCTCATCTGTTACATTAAGTGCGAACGCTGGTAATGCCACTGATATTGCACAGCCCATCACCCTGGCAGCATCAGCCACATTAACTTCTTTTGGAAGCAGAGATAGGGTTGGATCAGCAACACTGTCTGATGCACTGTCAACATCAATCAGCGCAAGCCTAACAATTAAACCAGTCGTTTCAATCAGCACGCAATCAACGGTCAGTGTTGATGCCAAGAGATTTGTTGGCGGTAGCATTGACATGTATGTTTGTCCAGGAACATGGGACAATCAAAATACCTGGGAAAGGCCCACACAGGAAACTTGGCAGTGCCTATACGTTCAAGGCGTTAAAATTAATGTTGGTAATGGAACGCTAACCACACAGGCAACACTAACAAGCAATGGATTGGTCACAAGAAATGCATCAAGCAATCTTGATACCAATACAACGGTTAACGCATCGGGCAGAAGAGACATATTCGCATCCAAGCAATTGGATAGCATTACCACGCTAACAGTTAATGCTGTTAGAGAAAGACAGGGAATAGTTCTTAAAGCCAGCAGTGCCACGGTATCAGTTGATGCCCTAAGAACGAGAAATGTTTCAGCAACTCTTTCCGATGCTCTTAATTTTACCATCAATGCTGTTAGAAAGAGAGATGGAACGGTATTACAAGCCAGCAGTGCCACACTTACTGCCAATGGTATAAAGACGATATTTGGTAATGCCACACTAAATGCCATTACTTCATTTAGTGCAAGAAGCGTCATACAGGGCAGAAGCACACTGCCAAGCAGTGCCACAATCAATGCGATTGGTGGAAGGATTAGGACACAATCCAGCAATATACAAACTAACGCCACCATATCAGCACTTGGCGGTAGGCAGAGATTGGCATCAACAACGCTTAATGGATTCACGTCATTCCTTGGATTTGCCAGCATTTATGTGATAGACCCATACAGGGTATTGACCATCAAATCAGAGGGCAGAACGCTCATAATAGAAGCAGAATCCCGCAAAAAATCCGTAATTAGTGAAAATCGTGTAAATACAATACAAGAAGAAACACGATCTTACGAGATCAAAAGCGAAACAAGAAAATTAGAACTTCAAAACTTGACCCTTATAAATACGCCAGGTTCAATTTTGGATACAAGGAAATAAAGCATGCCAAGTTTAACAGGATTTCAAGAAGATAGGGTAGGGGTTTACATTGAAAAGGATCCATACGCTGTCTTGGACTATTCACTCGATTTTACCAACTGGATGCCAGATGGTGATACTATAACTTCTTTTCCAGATCCAATCATCACAGGCGACGACAGCAGTCTTACCTTAGACTCAACTTCAAACACAGATTACATAGCAACGGCATACATCTCAGGCGGCACGGCAGGCAATATCTACAATATAGAATTTAAGATTGTAACAACCAATGGACTACAGGATTCACGTAATTTTAGAATCAAGGTGCTGGAGAGACAAGCCTAATGAGCGAAGATACTAATACACAAAAGAAAAAATATAGAACCATAGACAGAGATTTGGTCTATAAGTTAGCCTGCATACAGTGCACCCCGGAAGAGATTGCTGAGGTGGTGGGTTGTTCAGCATCCGCACTCAAGAAGCGTTTTTCCGCATTATTGGAGAAGGGCAAACAGACTGGAGCACAGAGCCTAAGGCGTGCTATGTGGGAAAAGGCAATGAATGGTGATACGAGAGTTCAAATATTTCTTTCGAAACAATATTTGGGCATGAAGGATTCACCAGAAGATACACAAAACACAACACCTCTTCCTTGGGAGGATTAAACTATGTCGGACTTATCATCATTCAATAATAATTTTAATGCAACCTTTGGATTGGGAATACGCAAGGGATTATATCCAAAATTATCAGGCATAGACAAGTTTGGTTATCTTCCAACGGCAACCACAGCCTATAAGACCGTTTGGGATGGAGACAATGTTTATACCTATCCATCAAGTGCTCTTACAATGCAAGTGGTAAGTGATGAAAGTGCTGACAATGGCATTACAATTTTTATACAGGGTCTTGATGCTGATTATAATGAGATTACTGAAACCGTAACGCTGGATGATACTGATTCAGCAGGTGCAGTCCAAACCACACAACAATTCCTAAGAGTGTTTAGAGCATACAATTCATCCAACACTGATTTGGTTGGTGATGTTACCATTTCAAACGGTGGCACGACCTATGCAAAAATATTTGCAGAACACCAACAAACCAACATGGCAATTTATACCATACCAGCAGGCAAGAGAGGTTATCTCGTAACTGGTAATATTTCCGTTGAAAAGAATCAACCTGTTGTAGCAAAACTAATGGTTGGCCGTTTAGGCGGTGTGCTTAGAACAACAGGTATCATATCAACATTTGGTGTGCCATTCCAACGCAAATGGGATTTACCACCAGTTCTTAATGAAAAAACAGATATTGAAATCAGAGCCAAGGCAGGTGCAACAACTTCAATTGCGGCTGGCTTTGAAATTGTATTGGAGGACAAATAATGCCATTAAGTGATCCACAAAAAGAAATTTGCCAAAGTGCTCTTCAAAATCGCTTCGTGGTTTCTGCGTGTGGACGTCGTTTTGGAAAAACATACGTTGCCTTGAGAGAATTAGCAAGAGCGGCAAGCAAACCGAATCAAATGGTCTATTACGTGGCACCAAGTTATAGAATGGCAAAAACCATTGTGTGGGATCAATTAAAGGGCAAACTAAAAGATTTGCGTTGGATTGAAGCCAGCAACGAAGCAGAATTAAAATTAAGATTAAAGAATGGAAGTGTAATATATCTCAAGGGCGCGGACAATCCCGAATCACTTCTCGGAGTTGGTTTGAACTACGCGGTTTTGGATGAGTATCAGGACATTGATCCAAAGGTATGGTATCAAATACTAAGGCCAACACTATCTGACAAACAAGGTAGAGCATTGTTCATCGGAACTCCCCGAGGAGTAGGATCCTTTAGCCATCAAATGTTTACCATGGCACAGGATACTGAAGGATGGGTTGCCCATACATACACAACACTTGAAGGTGGCAATGTTCCAGAAGAAGAAATAGATCAAGCAAAGCGTGACATGGACGAACGCACATTTTTGCAAGAATATTGTGCTTCATGGAACACATATAGCGGACAGGTCTATTATAACTTTGATAGAGATTATACGATAAAACCATGCAAGGGCATGGATATTACAGAAATACACTGTGGAATTGACTTTAACGTGGATCCAATGTCAGTGTGTATTTCTGTAATAGAAAATAATACAGTTTATTTCGTAGATGAAATTGTTATGAAAGGATCAAACACTGATGAGGTATGCGATGAATTAAAGAGACGCTATCCAAATTCAAGAATTGTTATGTATCCGGATCCTGCTGGTAGGCAAAGAAAGACTTCAGCGGGTGGTAGAACAGATATTTCAATCTTACAGAATGCAGGATTTGTCGTGCAGGTGAGAAATAGCCATACTCCTGTTCGCGATAGGGTAAATGCTGTAAATAGTAAGTTGAAAAACGCAAAAGGAATAAGTTCATTGTTTGTTGATCCAAAGTGTAAGCAGATAGTGAACAGTTTAGAAAGAATGGTATACAAACCAGGAACATCCATAATTGAAAAGGATGGAGAATTGGATCATATGGCTGATGCCGTAGGCTATTTGGTAGATTTCCTATATCCACTTCGCACTGAATATGCACCACAGGAACCACAACGATGGGCATTCTCAGGTAACACACAAGCAAGGAGATGGAACTAAATGCCCGTTATTAGAGATCAAATTATAAAGGGAAATCCACAACTCAATGTTGATTACATAGTGGAGGCGCATCCAGCCTACAAACACTATTATAATCGATGGAGATTTTTGGCTGACTCTTACAATGGTGGATTCGAATTTTTTCAAGGAAAATATTTGGAGCCATATTATTATGAATCAAGAGATGATTATGAAAAGAGATTAAGAGCGGTTGGACTTGATAATCATGTCAAATCAATCGTGGGAATATACAATTCATTCCTATTTAGAAAGGAACCCAAAAGAAATTATGGAAGCATAGAAAACGATCAAGGATTGGATCCATTCCTTGCGGATGCTGATCTTGATGGTAGAAGTTTCCTACAATTTCTTCGTGAGACGAGTGCCTTGGCAATGGTATATGGTAATGTTTGGGTCATTGTGGACAAACCCAACACTGCGTCATTCACACGTGCCGATGAATTAAAACAGGGAATACGTCCTTATGTTTCTCTGTTCACTCCTGAAAATGTATTGGATTGGAAGTATGAAAGAACTGCTTCAGGATTATATCAATTAACCTATCTTAAGGTCAAGGAAGAAATAATTGAAGGCAAGCAATACATAAGAGAATACACACCAGAAGAAATCAATGTCTATCTCATTGATGGTGAAAATAAAACTGGTGACTTGTATGAAACCATCCCAAACACTCTTGGTAAAATTCCAGCAGTGTGTGTTTATGGACAAAGAAGCGCAACAAGAGGAATAGGAATATCACCGATGGGTGATGTTGCCGATGTTCAAAAGGAACTCTTCGAATTTGCTTCTGAGATTGAACAGATCATTAGATTAACAAACCATCCCAGCCTCGCAAAGACGGCTGACACTGAGGCAACGGCAGGTGCTGGTTCAATCATACAATTGCCAGATGGACTTGATCCAGGACTAAAACCTTACTTGTTACAACCGGATGGTGCTTCAATTGAATCAGTGTTACAGGCAATTGAAAAGAAAGTTGATTCCATTGACAGAATGGCATCGCTGGGAGGAATTAGAAGCATTGAAAGCCGTAGGCTATCGGGCATCGGACTCCAAACCGAATTCCAAATGTTGAATGCCAAATTGGCAGATTTTGCCATGAACTTGGAGCATGCGGAAGAACAGATTTGGAGATTATGGGCACAATACCAAGGCTCAGTATGGGATGGTGAAGTTCAATATCCAAGATCATTCTCAATCCAGGACAAGGCAAATGATGTTGCGCTGTTAAAGATGGCCAAGGATTCAAATCCAACCAATCCTATGCTGATTGACAAGATTGAAAAGATGATGCTTGAAACCATCACTGAAAGAAGTTATGAGGAAGTGGAAGAATGGTATCAGGACTGGAAACAGGAAAATGGTTCTTATGCTGAACATGAGGCAATGGAAACACCACAAATGGAAGCCATGGAACATCCACCAGTCACATCACCAGATGCACTATTACAGCATCTAAGAGAAATGATTTCAGAAGGTTATACTGATGAGCAGATCAAGGAACTACATCCTGAATTAGCGAGGTTATTTGGAAATGCCAGTTCGCAAGGTTAAGGGCGGATATCGTTGGGGTTCATCAGGCAAGGTCTATAGAACCAAAANAGAGGCAGAAAGACAGGGCAGAGCCATACAGGCGGCAAGCANNGGCAAGCGTGGTGGTAGGAGAAAGCGTTAGTGGGAAAATACATTCCGGAGAGAGATTTCATTAATGAGATTGCCACTGAAAAGAGAATTAGACAAGTCCTTGAAGAATACAAGGAAAACGTATGGCGCTTTGAGGTCAAGGATTCTAAGGCAGCGGGCGTTAGGGCAAGGAACAATTTATTAGAATTGCACCATTTGTGCAAACAGCGTAGAAAGGAAATATTGGAACGCAAGAAAACAATAATTCCATTCCGCTGGGAAACAGAAGAAATAGAATAAACTACGGGAGCGAATTGGATATGGCTATGCGAGGTGGAAGACGCACACGAGGCGGCAAAAAGAAAAAACCAGGAACACGCGGCGGAAGACGCCGCAAATAAATGAATTTGTGCCAAATGGCATAAATAACAATAATACTGCCGAAGGGGGCAGGGAGTAGAACTCAACTCATAAAGGAAAGAGGTAATAATGAACGCGGAAAACACAGCGGTAAACGAAACTGAGACAACTGCGTCTCAACCAGAAGGTAAAGAGCAGGCAAATACACAGGAAACTGTAAAGGAAAATACTCTTACACAGGACGATGTTAATCGTATTGTTGCGGAGAGGGTTGCGAGAGAAAAGGCAAAGTTTGAAAAGAAATATTCAGGCGTTGACTTGGATCTTTATAATCAACTCGTGGAAGAAAAAGAAACTACACGCCAACAAGAGATGGAAAAGCGTGGAGAGTTTGAAAAATTGTTGAAGGAGCAGGCGGAGAAATTCAATGGCAAAATTCAACAGTATGAAACAGAACTTACTTCCATTAAAGTTGACGGCACGCTATTAAGTGAGGCAAGTAACCAAAAGGCAGTTAATCCACAACAGGTGGTTTCATTGCTAAAAGGTCAGATCAAACTTAATGAGGCAGGTGGCGTTGACGTGGTTGATACGAATGGACAGGTTAGATATGATGATAATGGTAATCCATTAGCAGTATCAAACTTGGTAAAAGAATTCCTTACAGCAAATCCACACTTTGTTAGTGCTGGCCCAAATGGCAGTGGCACTGGACAGGGCATTGGAAGGCAAGATNCTGTGGTTGANACGGACATAAGCAAGTTGGATATGAACAATGCAGAACATAGACAACGCTATGCCCAAATTATGCGAGCAAAGGGTGTTCGCATATAACAACAACAATTTGCTAATATAAGGAGACGATATTATGGCAATTTATTCAGCGAATGCAGTAACGGCGAGTGTTTCGTCAGAAATGTATTCAAACATCGTCCAAGCGGCTTTATACACACTTTCTGAACAGACTGTGATTCGTCCGCTTGTTCGTAACTACGACATGACTGGAACTCCAGGCTTAACGGCACAGGTTCCAATCTATCCAGCAATTTCAGCATCAGGCTTAACTGATGGAACTGACATTGCGGCTAACACTGCTTTTAACACAACGTCAGTGACAATGACTGCATCAGAAATTGGTGCAATGGTTACATTGACTGATTTGTCAAAAGAGTCAAGCAATGAAGACTTAGCATCTGCTATCGGAAGACAGTTAGGTGATGCTATGGCTAAGAAAGTTGACGAAGACTTAGCGGCACTATTCACAGGTTTCTCAAACACTGTAGGATCAGGTGCGGCTGAAATCACAGTTGACGACATCTTCAAGGCTGCGGCAACTCTAAGAGCAAACAATGCTCCTGGACCATACGTTTGTGTGCTACACCCATACCAAGCATTCCAACTTAAGAAGGCTCTTGCTGGTAACGGTAACACACCAATGAACAACCANATCCTTGCAAACGAGGCACTAAGAACTGGCTATATTGCNACTATTGCGGGAATTTCNATTTTCGAATCAACNGTTGTATCAGGCGCTTCAAGTGGTGCTTATGTGGGTGCGGCTATGAGTNCAGATGCTCTTGGTTACATGGTTAAACGTAACATGAGAATTGAAACTCANAGACAATCAAGCCAACGTGCGGANCAAATAGTTGGCACAATGGCTTATGCGACAAGCGAAATATTCGACGCTTATGGTGTTGGTATCATCGCAGACGCGGCTCTTTAATCAACTGATTAATTAGGCATAACGAAAAGGGCGGTAGCAATATCGCCCTTTTTTCTTGAAAAGTTATGGGTTTTCCAATTATTCGCTAAATACAAGAGTAAACAAATTAGCGGTTTGGGAAGGACCCAGAGCGTTTTATAAAGGACAGTATCCTATGGCAATTACACTTGCAACCATATCTAACATACAGGAATATGAACCAGACATCTTAGATTTTGGCATTCCTGATTTTGATGCAGAAATTACGAAAGCACAGAACGATGTTTTCCGCGATCTAAGAATTAGATGGTGGCCTACATATCATGTTGGAAAATATGATCTTACGAGACTAAACACGGGCAACAATGAACCCGATGAAGATTTATATACTGCAAGCCAATTAACCACTGCCTGCGTTTTTAACGTATTGGGTTTCCACATATTTCCTAAACTTGCTAAATTTGATCCAGAAACAGATTTATTTGAACGCAAGATGGAATACTATCGCAAGGAGTATGAGAGAGAACTTGATCTCGTGTTGCGTGATGGTGTTGAATATGACGCGGATAGTAGTGGAACGGTTGATGAAGCAGAAAAGGAACCCACACACTACCTACGCCTAAAAAGGTAAGGTAGCATGTCAAANAGAGAATNNGCAGTAAAGAACATCATAACNGTATTGGAGGACATGAGTCCACCAAGACCAGTATTCGTGTCAAGAGAACCATTTGATCTTGACAAACTTGCACTAACACAATTTCCTGCCCTATTGATAACCGCTGGCAATGAGACACGAGAAGATCAAGCCATGGGTGGTTATAGGAGAGGAATCATTGAGGTCAACATTAGAGGATTTGTGCGTTCTGATGGACGCAAGGGATTCGTTCAATCGGTCGATGAGAAACGCAACAACTTAATTGAAAGAATAGAAGAAGCACTGAACACGGATCGCACACGCGAACTGGCATCAGCAAGGGCGGCAACCACACACGTTGCTTCAATAGAAGTGATTGATAGGACGCCACCATTGGGCGAATTTGTTATGATTGTTGAAGTGCATTATTCATTCACTAAAGGAGCAACATAATGCCAATAAAATACACAAAAATGTGGAAGGACGGATCCTGGGAATTTATCCAAGAGGATCGTGTTAATAGATTTCTTGATGAGGGTTGGACTAAACAACCTGAATCAGAAAAAAAAGTTACTAAGAGCAACGGCAGCAAGAATAAAATCTCTGCAAAAGCCCAGGTAACTTCAAAAGCATCTGAAGAAAAGGTTGAGGAAGTCAAGGTTGAGGAAGATAACATCCAAGAACAAGACAACTTTACCTTTTCCTACGATGATTTTCAAACTGCCAAAAAGGAGGACTAAACTATGGCAACATATACAGGCGAAAATGGAACTGTGAAAATTGGTTCTGACTCAACAGGTGAGTCTGCTATCGCTCAAGTTCGTTCCTGGACAGTAGAACATTCAAAAGATGTTATTGAGGATACTGTCATGGGAGATGCAGCGAGAACTTATAAGAATGGCTTACACCAATTTACAGGTTCAATGGAAGTAGTTTACGACGATGGACACACAGCGGCATCTGATGCATTCAGACCCGATGCTGATGGTGACCTATTCGTGGAATTCTATCCATCAACAACTGNTGGTGAGAAGTTTACTGGTAAGATACTTGTGACATCAGTTTCAAGAACAGCATCATNNGATGATCTTGTAACATGCACNGTAAATTTCCAAGGCACCGGCGCATTAGACGTTCAAGCGTATAACGCATAGGAAACGTTGATGTTATCTATTAAGGTAACAGGCACAAGACAGGCCATTGCTTCTCTTGAAAGAGAAAAAGAGAAGTTAATGACCAGGATTGCGAGCGATATATTGGAGGTTGCAAGATCCAAGACTCCAATAGACAAGGGTCAAGCGAGGCGTGGTTGGCGATTGGAATCGTCATTTAGACAGAAGAAGATTGTCAATCGCGTTCCTCACATTGACGCACTTGAACGAGGGCATTCCAAACAAGCACCTAATGGTATACTTGGACCGACCGTTAGGGAGATAACACGAAGGAGTTATAAATGAGTAACGTTATTAACAATATACAAACACACTTTAAGGAAAAATTAAGTGGTGGATTACAAAAGATTTCTGTTCCTGAATGGAAAACAGATATCTACTACAAGGCGGCTTATCCATTTGCTGTAGAAAGCAAAATTATTAGTCTACAGCAACAAGGTAAAACCGTTGAAGCATTGGTGGAAAGTCTAATTGCTAAAGCATTGGATCCAGATGGAAAACCAATGTTTAATAAGTTTGACAAAACTACATTACTAAATGAGGCTGATCCAGCAACATTGTTAAGAGTGTGTAGCGAGTTAAACAATGCTGTTTCTGAATATGAGGAAATAGCAAAAAACTAAAGGAGGACACTGAACTTCAACTGCTAATGAGAATAGCAGAAACTTTACACAAGAGTGTGGAGGAAGTTATGCAGTTAAGTGTCCTTGAAATTAGGTTGTGGTATGAATGGTTTTTACTACAACAAAAGAAAGGCGAGGAGGCGATGAGTGGCAACACAGACCGTAGAAATAAGGGCCGTAGATAAAACTCAACAGGCATTGGGTAAAATCAATGCTAATTTATCCAAGGTCGAAAAACGTGCAAGAAGTGTAGACAATACATTTAGATCTATTGCCGGATTAGCGGCAGGAGTTTTTGCTGGTTTAGGTTTAGGTAGAGTTGCATCAGGAGTCATCAGCGTTTCAAGACGTTTTGAAGACTTAAGAGCAACATTGGTCACCATCGAAGGTAATACTGCCAAAGCCGCAAGATCCTTTAAATTAATTGAAGATTTTACGGCTGGCACCCCGTTCCAATTGGATGAGGTCACACAAGCATTTATTAAATTTAAAAATGCTGGTCTAAATCCAACCACGGAGTTTATGACAAACGTGGGCAACATAGCGGCTGGTATGGGTAAACGTATTGACGATGTCGCACAAGCAGTATTCAACGCTACAACCGGCGAATTTGAAATGCTCAAACAATTGGGTATTAAGGTAAAGGTTGAAGGCGATAAACTAAAAGTAAATTTCAAAGGCACAACACAAACCGTTGCAAATGATGGTAGATCAATTATCAAATTAATTGATCAAATTGGTAAGACAGAGTTTGCAGGTGGTATTGAACGTCAATCTAACACACTAACAGGTGCATTATCAAATCTAAGAGATGCTACTGATAAATTCTCTGCTACAATAGGTGAAAGCGGATTGGGTTTAGCACTTACACAATTGGCCAAAACATTCACAAGCATAGTTCAAAGTTCAAATGGACTTGCTCAAACAATTGGTGAAGAACTTGGCTTTATGTTCTTTAAACTTAATGAATTCATCAAAGAATCTAATTTTGATATGGGCAACTTTATCAAGGGTGCTAAAATTGCTGTTGCTGTATTAGGTGGTGCAGGACTTGTAAAAGTATTGCAGATGGTGACAACTGGTGTTAAAAGTTTAACACTTGCTATGGCAAGAAACCCATTAGGATTGTTAGCAGTAGCGGCCGCAAGTTTAATCACATACCTATCTATGGAAAATGGATTGGGTAGAACCATTGCACAGGTTCGTGCTGTATTGAAAAAACTTGGTGATGTAGCAGGTAGCATAGCAACATATTTTAAAAATCAACTTGGTAAAGCAATTGACTTTGTAACAGGTATTTTTGATAGTTTTGTTGAAGGTATCATTTCAGGATACAATGCTATTGCAAAATTTGTTCCAGGTTTAGAAGAAATTGAAGTCACTGGTAAACAGGTAAGAGACGGATTAAAAGATCTTGCTATTGAAGGATTTGAAGTTGTAAAAGATACCGTAGGTGATGTTGTTGAAGGTGTTGAAGAATGGATTGATACCAATGAATTGGCTAAAAAGGCTTTAGAATCAGGTAAAAGTGTTCTTGCTGAATTAACAACTGCTTGGACAAATGCTGGATTAAGTTATGATGAAGCAGAAAAGAAAGCAAGAGAAACTTATGATGCCTTAATTGCTACCAACAAAGGATTAGTGGATCAAGGCGATGCGGCAGATGGTGCGGCAGATGGCACAAATAATTTAACAACTGCAACAGAACAACTAACAGCAGCACAACAAAAATTAAATGCGGCATCCTTAGGATTAGGACAAACAGAAGCATTAAAAGAACAACAGGATTCATTGATTGAATTTTATGATAAAAATTTAAAAAAAGCATCTGAAACAAATGAATTTATTCGTGTTGGTAAANAAACATTAATTTCAAGAGAAATATTATTAGAACAAGAAAAATTTGACAAATTACAAACACTTAATGAAAATTTCTATAAGGCTGTTGATTCAATGCATATGCGTAACATTGAAAGACGTCTTGCAGCCGATATGAAATATCTTGATACTGTTGAAGGCGCTCTTGATAAGGGTTTCTTAAAACGCAAAGGAGATGAAGAAAGAGTTCAGGATATTGTTCGCAGACGTATTGAATTTGAGAAAAAATCAGAAGAAGAAAAAGTTCAATTTGGATTACAACAGGGTGCAACATTCTTCAAGGGACTTGCGGCTTACAATAAGAAATTCTTTGCGGCATACAAGGCATTTGCTATTGCTGAAGCAATAATTAACACCTATGTTGGAGCGACGCAAGCCTTAAAAGCATATCCACCACCATTCAACTTTATTGCGGCAGCGGCAACCGTTGCTTCAGGTTTGGCACAGGTGGCAACCATTAGGGCGCAAACAGCACAGCGTGGTGGTAAGGTAATTGGCGGACAGCCAGTTGCAGTTGGTGAGGATGGACCGGAGTTAATTGTGCCCAAGCAGAGTTCAACAGTCATACCAAGAGAGGTTGCGGATGCAATTGGTAACATGGGTGGTAATAACGGACCTGTTAATGTAAACTTTAACATAACCACAGTTGATGCAAGTGGCTTTGATGAATTGCTTGTCGAAAGAAGAGGAACAATAGTAAACATAATCAATACTGCAATGGAAAAACGTGGTAAACAAGGAGCAATAGCATAATGGCCTATATAGGAAATTTTCCAACATCACCTGGATTCCAAGCAATTAATTTCAAACAAAATAATTCCGTTAAACAAACATCAGCGGCAAGCGGAAGAATTATTAGATTAACAAATTCAACGACCATATGGAGTGCGATACTAAGATTTCCTCCAATGTCATTGGCAGAATTTCTTCCCATACAGGCATTCATAGCAAGAAGCCAGGGTGGCTTGAATGAATTTGATGTGGTCATGCCCACGATATCACAAAACAGTGCCGGATATACCAATAATGCAACAGTGGCATTAATTACAACCACGGAAGCGGCTGCTGGAACTACCAGCATGGAGATAAACAGCGTTCTTAATGATACCAAGATATTCAATCCGGGCGATGTAATAAGATTTAACAATCATTCAAAGGTTTACATGATTACTGATGATGCTGGAGTAACCACGGATGGATCCGGAAATGCTACCATTAACTTTGAACCGGCGTTAATTACTACTGTGCCCGTTAATGATAGTGCTGGAGATTATCATATCGTTGCCGATGTTCCATTTAGAATGATAATGAATAACGAAATACAGGAAATGGGATATAGGACTGATGGCTTAGTTAATTATGAATTGGATGTTACGGAGATTATCTAATGACAAAACAATTGAGTGGCAATTTACAAACAGCATTGGCAAGAGATGCCATTGTTTCATACCTGCTACTCAACATCAATGGAACAAGATATACTGATGCGCCTTTTGACATTACCAGTTCAATAGAGGGTTCATCAAATACCTATGAGGCACAGGGAAATTTCCTTGGCATAGGTGAAGTTGACGAAAATTCAGATCTTGCGATCAGCACCATAGCAATACAATTATCAGCATTGGTGCCGGTAGTGGTGGCTAATTTTGCAACACCATCAATAATCAATCAGGACGTATCAATCTATAGAATACTTTATGATCAATCAACGGAAGAACCAGTTGGTGATAGCACGGGTGATAATGGATTATTAATTTTCAAGGGTCGCGTTAGCGCATATGATATCACGGATGCTGAGGAAACGGCATCGGTAACCATAACCGTTGAAAGCCAATTTGCTGATTTTGAAAAGATTAATTGCAGAAGAACCAATTTAACCAGTTTCCAAAGATTGTATCCAAATGATTGGGGAATGGAATTTTCGCATGAAACATTAAATGACTTGGGGTGGGGTAGAAAGGTATGATAAGAGAATTTCAACCAACGGACATGAATAAAATATTACAATTGGTTAGAGAACATGCCAAGGAAGCGGAAGTGTTTCAAAACTTGCCAGTTGATGAGGTATATGCCAAGGAACAGATTAGGCACACGCTGATACAGCAAAACCATCAGTGTTTTGTTGTTGAAAGCGGCGGCGAAATAGTTGGTTATAGTTTGGTTGGATTGATGACAAAATTATGGAATCCAACCATCTATGCTGAAGTATATTTTTTCTATGTTCACAACAGCGTTAGAAACAAATACCTTGCTGATGCACTCTATGATAAAACATGCTCATGGTCATACCAAAACGGAGCAAGTTGGATTGAATACAGCGTGAGCCTATTTGATGAAAATTATGAGGGCAAGAAAACATACATCGATAGGGCATCAACCTATTTTGAACACAAGGGCGGAAACCACTGTGGTAACATATTTGTTCAGGAGTTAGGATAATGGGTGGCGGAAATCCAATAAAGGCCATAACTAAGCCATTCAAGAAGTTATTCAAGAGCATTGGCAAAATTTTCAAGTCAATTCTTAATTTTGTTGGTGATATCATTGGTTTCGTTCTCAATCCATTTGGTGCTTTTGATACTCCGGATTTGGGGGCACAGAATGCGGATCAGGCGGCACAGGGTGTTACGGTCACAAAGAATGGAACCAATGTGGCAATACCCGTTGTTTATGGTTATAGGAGAGTTGGAGGTGCATTAATATATGCTGAAACTGGCTCAACAAACAATCAATATCTATGGTGTGCTTATTCATTATGCGAAGGACCCATTGCTGGCATAAAGAGAATTTACATTGACGATGTCGCATTACCATTACCAGATAACATCTACACGGATCAGGGAGTTGTTGATGTAACCAGTGGTAAGTTTAATGGTAGGATCAAGTTCCAAGTCATGTATGGTAACCAGGCTGAAAATTTTTCGGTCAATGGCGATCTAAAGGGTCCAAATTGGGGAAGCAAACAGAGAGCATTGCCCAAGGTTGCTTGGGTCATGATGAGATTTTATTGGAAGGAAATCAAGACACAAGAAGATCAGGACAACAATCCATTTGGTGGTGGAATTCCACAGGTCAAATTTGACATACTTGGCAAGAAAGTTTTTGATGTTAGAAGATATGCTGGATCAGTTCCAGCAATAGTATCATCGCTTACGGATGAAACCACGCATCGTTATTCATACAATCCAGCAAACTGTTTATTGGATTACATGCTGAATACCAAGTATGGTGCTGGACTAAGTTATACACAGATTGATTTTGATACATTTAAGACTGCGGCACTTAAATTTGATCAAACGGTATCATACAACAACAATTATTCAGGTCCGGCAGTAACAATGAATGCCGTGGTTGATACCAACACAAAACTTCTTGAAAATCTAAAAAGATTATTGAATGGTTGTAGAGGAATAATGCCATATATCCAAGGAAAATACAAATTAAAAGTAGAGGATGGTGGCAATGATACTGATATCACATCAACCACAATTAATGTTGCATTTGACGTTGACAAATCCTACATAATTGGTGGCATAAGCCTACAGGGCGAAAGAAAGAAAACAAAATTTAATGAAGTATTGGTCAATTGGATTGACCCTGATAGAGAATTTACCAATCAACAGCAGGTATACAGTGAAAGTGGAGATCAGGCGCTTGACAATAATGAAAAATTGGTTGGAGAATTTACATTCCATACCATTACCAATCCTGCGATCGCTTGGGAAACTGCGAGAATGATTTATAAAAAATCAAGAACGCAAAAGTCAATATCCTTTAATGCCACGCAAGAATTAATGAATGTTGAAGTTGGTGATATCATAAGAATTACTGATACCGTGCTTAATTTAAGCAATGACACATTTAGAATTATTA